TTGTCATTCAACATGCGTGACTCACTTGACTCACTAGTATGGGGCAAGTTGACATCATTAGCAACTGGTCGTTATACAGGAACATCATCTGCTGATGAGTCAACTATTAATGGAGAGAACGTATCTTCATCTACTTCAGCACCTTACATCACTGCAGCTCTTGCTCGCAAAGGTGTAGCAAGACTACGTGGTGCAAATGTGTCACCTCGTGATGGTGGTTTCTATACAGCACTTATCCACCCAGATGTGTCTTATGACCTTCGTTCAGAAGCGCAATCAAGCGGATCTGCTGTATGGCAGTTGCCACATACTTACACCGAAGCAGGTGTAGGTAACCTATGGACAGGTGAAATTGGAATCTACGATCAGATTCGTTATATCGAAACTCCTCGTGCTGAGTCCATTTCAGGTTCAGGTACATCAAAGGTTTATGCAACTGTTCTTCTTGGTAAGCAAGCTCTTATCGAAGCAGTTTCATATGAGCCAAAGACTGTTATCGGTCCAGTAACCGATAAGTTGATGCGTTTCCGTCCAGCAGGATGGAAGGCTCTGATTGGTTGGAACATCTTCCGTAAGGAAGCACGTTACGTTATCCAAACAAAGTCAAGCATAGCTCAGGCTTAGTTTAAAGGGAGGGGCTGGCAACAGCCCCTCCTTACTAAAAATACAAAAAAGAAAAGGATAGATATGCCAAAGGTAGGAATGAAAGAATTTTCATATAGTGCAAAAGGTATGGCAATGGCAAAGAAAGAAGCCAAAAAAACTGGTAAGAAAATGGTTGTTAAACCTTCTTTAAAGAAAATGGGTAAGAAGAAGTAATGAAAAAGAAAGTTTGGAATACACCTAATCCAAAGAAAATTTCAAAACCTTTAACATCATCTCAAAAAGCTGCAGCCAAAGCTGCTGCTAAAGCAGCAGGGCGTAAGTATCCAAACCTTGTTGACAATATGAGGATGGCAAAGAAGAAGAAGTAATGTCATCTGGTCAATATAAACGCCATGATGGCTTTAATCCAATACAAATTAAAAATGGAATGGTAGTTCGTGTCCGTAAAGATGGACGAATCCAATCCATACTAGGCAAAGTTGGAGAGTATAATAAGAATGGCAACAGACTCAAGGCTTAAAAGAGCAGGTGTATCTGGCTTTAATAAGCCAAAGCGTACACCTAATCACCCTAAGAAATCACATGTTGTTGTAGCCAAGTCTGGCTCACAAGTTAAAACCATTAGGTTTGGACAACAGGGTGTATCTGGATCTCCTAAAAAGTCTGGAGAAACTAAAGCTTATCGTCAACGTAGGCAGTCATTCAAAGCACGTCATGCCAAGAATATAAACAAAGGCGTTATGTCAGCAGCATATTGGGCAGATAAGGTGAAGTGGTAATGACAAAGATATTTCGTGGACCTACCTATCGTTATAAACTTGGTCGCCCTAATGATCTTTGGTTTGTATCTTATCCAATCGGCAAGAGTGTAATTAAAAACAATGGAACATGGCAGACAGTTATTGTTCCTAAAGACAGCGATCTTGCTACATATGACCGTGTATTGCGTGGCGGTTATGACAATGTTATTACGGACGCCGAGGCTGCTGAGTTAACAGCAGCTGGCTATGGGGATTATATCTGGGATGAGTAACTGTAGATCTGGTTGTAAGACCCAAGACCATGCTAACTGGGGCGAATGTGCAAGAGCAGCAAATTTTAGTATTACAGATCCACTGGCTAGTGCAGTATCTAAGCAAGCCAATTCAGAATTAAATGCGTACAGAGAAGCAAGAAAACAAGGTATTCAACCTAGGTCTACAAAGATGCATGATATCAAGGCTGCTGTTATGGCATCCGATACATTAGGAAAGGCGGTTCAAGCATAATGGCTACGTTAAATCAGTTAACAGAGCAAACGCTTGGTGAAGTTAGTGGTTATGTAAAGAACCAAGAGTCGGTAACTATTGCAACTAATACTGTTACATCTGGTGATATATCAATAACAGTAGATGATGCCTCTGCTTTAAGTAAAGGTATTATTGAAATCGATGATGAATTAATATATGTAAAGAAGTCGGTTGCAGCATCAGGAACTATTCAAGTTTTAGGAACATCTGCTAATCCAACTGGTAGAGGATGGCGTGGTACTACCGCTACTAGCCATGTATCTGGATCAGTTGTTAAGAACAACCCTATGTTCCCACGTAGTCAAGTTAAACGAGCTATTCTAGAAACAATCAAAGGAATGAACTTTCCTGTTATTGCTAACGAAACATTCACATTTAATGGTAGTGATTATTCTTATGTAATGCCAGATTCTTTAGTAGATATTACTGGAGTATCTTGGGAACTGCCAGACTCTACAGGAGTCTGGGCTTTAATTAAGCGTTGGAGATTAGATACTAACTATCTAAACGGTGCATCAACTGGTCAAGCTTTGATTCTAAATGAAGCCCCTATGCCTGGTCAGACAGTTCGTGTTCAATATACAAAGTATCCAACAACTATTACTGATAACCAAGAGTTAACAGTAAGTGGTTTACCAGCATCATGCGAGGATGTAGTTCGCCTTGGTGCTATGTATCGCCTGTTATCAACAGTCGATCCAGGTAAAGTAATTGCTACATCGGTATCTGCTGATGCTTTAGATCAACCTGTTTCAGCTGGTGCTTCTACAAACACAGCAAAATATATTTTCCAACTTTATACCGTCCGCTTAGCGGAAGAGGTATCAAAGCAACAAGCCAACTTCCTAAACACTATACAGTACTCGAGGTAATAAATGCCATCACCATCACGCTATTACAGTTCGACTGCTGCTAAAACAACCTTAGCGGATTCGATCTCTTCATCAGCAACTAGCTTAACGCTATCTGCTGCGTCCAATTTACCAGCACAATATCCTTATACACTTATCCTTGAAAAGGATACAGCGAATGAAGAGGTTGTTGAGGTAACCAGTCTTGTAGGTTCTTCCTACCAGATAACACGTAACATTGATAACTCTGGTGCTAAAGCACACGCTGTTGGTGCTAACGTCGAGCATGGTGTATCGGCTAGAGATTTTACAGAATCAAGAGCACATGAAGTAGCAACCACTGGAGTTCACGGCGTAAGTGGTGACGTCGTTGGAACTGGCGGTGCTCAAACATTAAGTGGTACTAAGACATTATCTTCAGCAATTATTACTGCTGCTGGTAATCTTAATATGGCTACCTATCGTATTACTAATATTCCTACTACACCAACTAGTTCTACAGATGCAGTTAACCAAGCATATGTAACTAGCATTTCTGGCTCAGCAACAGACGCTGCAAATAGCGCAACCGCTGCTGCAACTAGCGCAGCTAGTGCAGCCACATCCGCATCAAGTGCTGCAACTAGTGCTGCATCAGCAGCAACAAGTTTTTCATCTGCATCTACTCAAGCCACGGCTGCTGCAACATCAGCAACATCCGCTGCTAACAGTGCTACTGCAGCAGCCACAAGTGCAACATCCGCTGCTACATCTGCTACTTCTGCACAAACATTTGCTACATCCGCAGCAACCAGTGCAACCAGTGCAGCAACTAGTGCAACTTCTGCAGAGACAAGTGCTACCAGTGCTGCTAACTCAGCCACGGCAGCAGCAAGTTCTGCTACCGCAGCAGCGTCATCAGCAACTTCAGCAGCTACCTCTGCTACAAGCGCAGCAAATTCAGCAACATCAGTTGCTGGTCAGGTAGCCTCTGGTCTTGTTAGAGATATGGGATCTATTACAGATACCGATACAAGCACTGGCACATGGATATCTTTATCTTCACTTCAAACTAATACACAGGCTTCTGCAACTGCAGCAGCAACTAGCGCAACTAGTGCTGCTGCTTCTGCTACCGCTGCTGCTACCTCTGCAACTTCTGCTGCAACATCGGCTTCTTCTGCATCAACGTCCGCATCTAGTGCATTGACTAGTGCTAACTCTGCATCAACTTCTGCAGCCAGTGCATTAACAAGTCAAACTTCTGCTGCAACTAGTGCATCATCTGCTGCTACTTCAGCCTCAGCTGCTGCTACTAGTGAAACCAATGCAACTGCATCTGCAACACTTGCTAATGACTGGGCAACTAAAACTACTGGTGCTGTAGCAGGTGGAGAATTTTCTGCTAAGTATCATGCGCTCGCTGCAGCAACCAGTGCTGATGCAGCGTCAACATCTGCTTCTAGTGCATCGACATCTGCTGGTTCTGCTGGTGTATATGCAAGCCAAGCAAATACTTCTGCTACCAATGCAGCAACCTCAGCTACCAGTGCTGCAACAAGTGCATCAAGCGCAGCAACGTCGGCAACATCGGCTGCTAATTCAGCAACCGCTGCTGCTTCTAGTGCTACTACCGCTGCATCATATGTTCCTTCAATTACTGGCAATGCTGGTAAGTATTTAACTACAGATGGAACATCTGGAACTTCTTGGGGAGTGGTTGATGCTTTGCCTTCACAGACTGGTAACGGCGGTAAATATTTAACAACCAACGGAACCTCAGCAAGTTGGGGAACTATTACAACAGATCCAATACCAGACATCCTGATGATGATGGGAGCATAAGATGGCTGCATTCGCACTACAACTACGTCGAGGAACTACAGCAGAACACTCGACATTTACAGGCTTGGTCGGTGAAGTAACAATCGACACCGACAAAGACACCATCGTAGTACACGATGGTTCAACAGTAGGGGGATTTCCCCTAGCTAAAACAACGGACTCAACAGGGCTTGATCCGTTTCTATTGATGGGAGCATAACAAATGGCATACAAAGTACTAGGTCGCAAAGCTGCTGCTGCCACAACTGCTGAAGAACTATACGCAGTACCTTCAGGTTCTTCTGCTGTGGTGTCAACAATTGTGATTGCAAATAGATCTGCATCTGCAAGAACATACCGTTTGGCTGTAAAGCCAACTTCTGGTACAACCCTTGCTAATGAGCATTATCTTGCATATGACGTAGCACTAGCTGCAAATGATTCAACCGCATTAACACTTGGAGTTACATTAGCTTCAGGAAATGTTGTTGTTACATACGCATCTGCTGCTGATCTTACATTTACTGCATTCGGTTCAGAACTTTAATATTAGATAAAGGATAATCCACCATGGCTATATCACGCTTTTCCAACTCACGCATTGGCGCAGGGTTTCCTAAATATACTAGATTTTGGGACCAAACTACACAACTTACTATTACTGCTGACTACCTAGTAGTTGCTGGCGGTGGTTCAGGTGCAGTAAATAGTTGTGGTGGTGGTGGTGCTGGTGG